GCTGGTGTTTCCCAAGGCGTAGGCGTCAAGGGCCTAGCTAAAGAACTGGTGAAAATTGAGGGCATAGACAAGCGCCGCGCTGAATTGATCGCAACAGACCAGATTGGCAAGGCGAATGCCTCGCTGACCCAATATCGCCAGAAAGACTTGGGAATTGAGGAATATGAGTGGTCATCGTCCAACGATTCACGGGTGAGGCCAACGCATGCAGCAGCGGAAGGCCAGATTTTCCGATGGGACAAGCCGCCAACGTTAACGGGCGGGCATCCCGGACATGCCGTGCGTTGCAGATGTAGCGCGCTCGCTATCTTCCCTGACTAATCGCCCGGCTAGCCAAGCCACACACAATAAGGGTTTGCCCTAAGATTAATGAAGCGGATCAATCGTTCGGGCCATGGAGCGGCCAAGACATACACGAGCCACAATTGACACGGGCTTGTCTGCATGCATGGTGAAATAGTCGATATCCTTGGCTTGAAGTCCACAAAACCCGGTCCAACCGGAGGCCAGAACTTGCCCCGCTGTCAAACCCTCAAACTTACGGATTCCAGAGGACAATTGCTCCAGCGCGTCGTTTCGATTCATGCTCATGATTTTCTCCTTTACTCCACCTGCCGGGTGGGCTCGGATGCCTTGTTCACTGGCATGAGTGAATAATAGACAGGCGACAACAAACTGCAATAGGTGAAAACCCTAATAGACATTGATTGTCGCAATCGGTGCGTTTTTGACGATAGGAAAAGACTATGTATAATTCGCTGCATGAATTCCAATCGCATGGACTTTGACGATGTAGCCGCCCAAGTGGATGGCGAGTCTACCCATGCTGATTACAACCCTTATCACGACAAGTACGGGCGTTTTACTGGCCCCGGTGGTGGTTCTGGAGGTGCCGTTACTTTTGTAAGCACCACAAATGCTAAGGCCGTTGAAAAAATGAAGGCGGCTAGCGGTGCAGGTGGTGGTAAAGCAGAAGCGCCAAAGGCTGGGCCAAAGTTGAAAGATGGGCACTCTGAAATGGAAAAGGCCATGCCTATCCATAAAGAAAGTGACAAGGCTGTACAGATTGATAGGCCGTATTCTCGTATTCAAGGCTACCAAGATAAAACATGGTTGCCTAAAAGCCAAGTATCTACGCATGAAGGCAAGGTAGTTGGAATGGCTCCATGGCTCGCAAAGCGTGAAGGTTATGGGACGAAAGAAGGTGCGGCAAAAGAGGCAGCCGCATTTTCTGCTGGAAAAGCAAGGTATGCAAACCTTCTATCGGAGGCCAAAGCTGCAGGCGTTCCCGGCGTTCGAGAGCGCATGAAGACTGAAACGATCAAACAAAAGATGCGAGAGCATGGCTTAAAGGTAGATTCAGAAGAATTTGATAGTGAAGAACTGGACTTTGTTATGGACATTCAAGATGCACAAGTTCAGCGTTATGACTTCGCCGAACTGCAAGCCCGTGTAGATGCCGATGGGTTTCTATACGACACGCCTATTGCTGGCCGGGTCGGCATTCAGGAATACCGCCGCGCTGATGGGGTCGTGGTTCGTGAGCTGCGATTACCCGAGGAGGTTTTTCACCCTGACGCCCTGTCCAGTGCGAAGGGCAAGCCCATTACTGTTGACCACCCCGGAGAGGGGCGAGTGAACAAGAAGAACGCGCATCGTGTGACCGTTGGAACGATTATTAGCGAAGGCAAACAGGATGGAGATTATGTCCGTAATGACATTGTTATCCACTCGCCTGACTCTATTGGAGAGCGCCGCCAGTTGTCGTATGGATATAGCGCCCGCATGGACGAAACACCGGGCGAGCACCCGGTATATGGCCGCTATGACTCTATCCAGCGAGATATTCGGATTAACCATTTAAGTGTCGTCAAGAATGCAAGAGCAGGGGCAATAGCCAAGCTCAATCTTGACGGCAATGAAGATTTTTCAACCCCGCAGGAGCATGCACCCATGACCGTCAAAGTCAAACTAGACAGCGGTATAGAGTATGACGCAGTGCCGGAAGTGGCCGCAGAGCTTGCAAAGCTCCGCGCCGATGCTTCTAGTGCCGCTGAACAACTCAAGACCATCCCCCAACTGCAAGCCAAAGTTGACGCCCTTGAGGCTGAAACCGCTGGCTTTACTGCCAAGCTGGACGCAGCCAAGGCCGAAGGCAAGGTTCAGGCGGAAGCCCGTGCCAAGCTGGACAGCACCGCCGCAGCCTTCAAGGTAGACACCGCTGGCAAGACTGACCGAGAGGTCAAAGAAGCCGTGATTCTGGCTGTCCGCAAGGATGCAAAGCTGGAAGGCAAGACCGCTGAGTACATCGATGCCGCTTTCGAGCTGGCTATCGAATTGAAAGGCGATGTTGCTATGGCTGGACAGCGCCAAGCAGCCCAGCACAACGACGGTGCCCCCAAGGGTAAATCGGCTGCTGACAAGCGTGCCGAGATGATCGCAAACATGACCAAAAAGGTGTAACCATGAGCCAAACCGCAGTAAACACATACCAGCCCGCAGCCTTCAATGGCATGCTGGCGGATTTGTCCGCGCTGAACGATGAAATGTCGTATGCAGCACAAGCGGCGGTGCCTTTTGGCGCGTTCGTTGCCTTGGGCACAAACAAAGAGAAGCAAGTAACCCCCGTTACTACTTCGGTGGGCCAAGCAGCCTTGGCTGTGGGTGTGGCAATTGCTACGCACACCGTCGAGCAATCCTCCGCTGGCGTTGCTCAGTACGCAATTGCAGACACCGTGCCCATGCTCAAACGTGGCCGTGTGTGGTTGCTGACTGACGATGCTGTGGTGGCTGGCGCTGTTGCTAACTTGAAGCTGTCCAGCGGTCGAGTTACTGACGAAGCCGTGACTACTGGCATTGAAGCATTCACCCAGTTCAGCGCCCGTTTCATCACTGGCACTTCGGGCTCTGCCCTCGCAATCGTGGAGATCAAATAATCATGACTACCGAAAACATGCACTTTGACCAAGCCGACGCGGATTATTACCGCGCCGTGACCCGTTGCGATGCCAACGAGTCTATTTTCTTCGCCCGCCAGTTGGAGCATGTCAAGTCCCAGACTTACGACATCAAATACCCCGAGTTGTCGGCGTTGAATCTGTTTCCCATCGACACATCCGCAGGCCCCGGCGCTAAGACGATTACATATCGTCAATACGACACCGTTGGCATGGCAAAAATCATCGCTTCGTACGCGAATGACCTGCCCCGCGCCGATGTGGTGGCTAAGGAATTCACCAGCAACATTCGTGGTATTGGTGATTCCTATGGCTACGATGTGCAGGAAATCCGCTACGCCAGCATGACCGGCACCCCGCTGGAATCTCGCAAAGCTGCCGCCGCCCGCCGTGCGCACGATCAAAAGATCAACGCGCTGGCATGGGCTGGTGACACTGAGCATGGTCTGCCCGGCTTCCTGACAAACAGCAACATCCCCGGCTATACCGTGCCCGCTGACGGTACAAGCTCCAGCAAGCTGTGGACTGCCAAGACCGCTGATTTGATCATCCGCGATGTGAACGCCATTATTAACCAAGTGCTGACCCAATCCAAGGGCGTGCATGCGGCCAATGAATTGTGGTTGCCAATTGCTCAGTACGCGCTGATTAGCTCCATGCCCCGCAGCACTGGCAGCGATCAAACCGTGTTGCAGTTCTTGCAAGCCAACAACCCCGGCGTGACGTTTAAGCGCGTGCTGGAGTTGGATAACGCCATGTCGTCCGGTACGCTAGACACCATGGTTGCGATTCAGAACACGGCTGAAAACTTGGGCTTGCAAATTCCCATGCCTTTCATGCAGCACTCGCCGCAGCAAAAGGGGCTGGCATTTGAAGTGCCTTGCGAGTCGCGTTTTGGTGGCGTGATTGTGTACTACCCGCTAGCAATGTGTATCGCCGATTCTGTGTGACGTAAAAACAACACACGGAAAGGAGGGGGCTTAGGCTCCCTTTTATTATGCATATTTCCACGTATAGCCCTCGAGCTTATTCGGCATGATCCTAGCGCCCGTATTATCGCTGTTGTCCGCTGCGATGATGCGGCGCGGTGCCTTGCTTCCCCCTCCGCCGCTTGATTTGTCGGTAAACGATGTGGTCGAAGATGACTATGTTGATGATGTTTACCTTTGACTTTTAATACGAAGTTCAATCATGCCCTCGTTAGTTTTGCGACTTCTAAAAGGATCAAGGCTCACCAAGGAGGAGCATGATTCTAACTTATCTCACCTTGAGACCCTGGCCACTCACGCCAATCGGGATACCCTGGATTCAATAACAGCGGCTTACTCAACAGAGGAAAAAACCAAGCTAGCCAACCTGACGGACAACTTCAAGGGCTTGTTTGCTAACGCTTCCGCCCGTAATTCTGCGGTAACTTCTCCGGCCTCTGGGTTCTACGTTCTTCAAAGCGATACCAACACAGTCTGGTATTACAGCGGATCGTCATGGATTAACACGGGGGCCGCTTCCTCGGGTGATATGTTGGGGTCTATATATGATCCGACCAGCAAAAACGCCGACGCATTCTCAATGGACAGCATGACAGAGACGTCCACGAAGAAGGTGCTAACCGCTGCGGAACGTGCGTCCATTACTGCGGGTGTAATCGTTGGTGATGCAAAATTCGGCTACATGACAGCAGACCACTCGGGGTGGTACATCCTAGATGGTAGAGCCGTATCCACACTATCCGCTACTGCGCAGGCCGCTGCCGCTACGCTTGGCTGGACTACGAATATACCGGCCACGCGAGGCATGTACCCATTGGCTGCAAGCCCCACGATTGCATCCGGCACATTCGGCGGAAGCAATACTCTTGCCAGATCGGCACTGCCAAACGTAACACTGACTGGCGCAACGGGTAACGAGTCTACAACGCATACCCACATTACCAATTCATACACCCTTAGTGGCGTGGCCAATTCTGCATACGCCACAAGCACAACTTATCCAAACGTTATAGCATTTTCCGCATCAAAGGTGGTTGTGTCGGATAACGGCGCAGCCCTTGGAGGGACTACAGCAAACTCTTACCTAGCTTTAGATGGCGCGGATCAAGTTGTTGCCGACATGGACACCTCTCACGAACACTCGACGACGGCGATAGTTCCAGACAAGACCTCTAACGCCAACGTCACATTGCACACTCACAACTACACAACCCCCAGCCTAAACGGTGGCGTAACACAGACAGTTCATATGCCAGCTTACGCGGCTCGGACTGAGTTTGTTTACCTTGGCCTGTAATGGGCTTTGTCTGATAAAATTTAGCATCATTCATAGGAGCGATTCATGCAAGTAGATAACCCCTCCCTTCGCCTGTGGACCGTGCGCGATGTGAACTGCATCCCCGGCCAGATTACCGAAGTACCAGACGAATATGCACCCGACTTGGTGGGCCATCCTGAGTTGAAAGTGGTGGAAGAAAAGACCGAAGCCAAGAAGCCCGGACGCCCAGCCAAAGAAAAGACAGAGGAATAAGCCATGCAATCTAAAACCCCGGTCGGAGATATTGACGTCTTCGCAATAGGCAACTCGCAAACTGGGGTTGCTTATGATAGCGCGGTTGCAACAAATACCAACAACACAAGCCCGGTTACTGGTAATTTTCGCGCCATTCAGATCATCAATGATGCGGTTTTCTCGCTGCTGACCGACACGGGGGCCACTGGCTCACTTACTGGCATCACGATTCCGGCGGGCATTGTGTTATTTGGCAAGTTCACTGCCTATACGCTGACCAGCGGCGCTGTGCGGGCTTATTCGGCATGATTCTCGCGCCCGTATTATCGCTGTTGTCCGCTGCGATGATGCGTCGCGGCGCGCCGCTGTTCAACGTCACGCCAGCATTTGTGCAGTCTCGCACGGCAGGCGTAGCACCTTGCGGGGTTTACGTCAGCATGTTTGGCACGACATGTAGTGATCCAGCAATTGACACGCAAAAAGACCTGAACTATTACATTGAGTTCGGCGATGGTTCTGCTGGTGTCTACACACAGGGTATGCTGGCGGGCCAAACAACCAATGAGTTCCTTGGTGGACCCACTGCAGTACACACATACACCGTTCCTGGCACTTACACCCCGCAAGGGTGGGCTATTGATGGGACTCGTGCATGGGGGCCTATCAGTGGTAGTCCTGTTGTCGTTGCTGATCCAGACGTTGTTTATGCGGGCAGTTTGACAACAGTGGTTTCTTCTAGTGGGAATTTTGCGGGTGCGCCAGCGGGTGCCGTCCCCTCCACTTCGTCAGACTTTGATACGTCTATGACTGCCGCTGCAACATCAAACCGCCGTGTGCTGTTTCGAGCTGGGGAAACCTTTGACGCATCCGCTGCATCAAACAGACAGGGTGGCACTGTCAATTTGTATGTAGGCACTTTTGGTGGTGCGGGCTATGCAACCATCCAAGCGGTGACCAATAACATCCAAATTCTTGGCGGTCTTGCGAACGGCGGTAACCCGGCAAATAACCCGAACAACTGGACATTGACCAATCTGCACTTTACTCGCGCAGCCGGTGTCACTCTTGGAACAGCGTTTAACGTTGGTGTCATTGCTGATTCAGCGGACAAGCTGAACATGACCAAGGGTCACGCCACGATCCACAATTGCAAAGTGTCCAAGCTGAACGGCGGCATCTACATGAGCGGCAAAGGAAACGTGG